ATCCTTTTGGCAAGGTTATAGCCCTGCGGGCCCTGGCAGTGCGCCATGGTGGAATAATAGTTGTTCATGGGGATCGTTATGCAATACTCAAAGCAGTTATTATGGCGTAAGCAATATCGTGATCACAGCCGATGGTGCGGTCAGTAGATCTCTCAAAAAACTCAAGAAAAAAATACGGTAATATACGCAGTTAATTAAATACATAAGCAGTAAAACTAATCTAGGGAGATTTAAATGAATTTAAGAAATATTTTAGTAACAGCAGCAATGATGTTAGTAGCAGCCACTTCATTCGCAGATGAACCTTTGTCTATCTGCCATGGCGAGTATGCTCTCTGTGCAGCAAGTCCAACTACCCCCACAGGTCGCATGATGACAGTTAAGGGCAAAAAATTCCGCGAAGGTATGGCTGTATGCCCTATTCTTAACGGCGATGCCATAGCAAATTTAAATCTGATGAATGGCTCATGCGCTGCTCCTGGTCCTGGTAAAGTATGGAGTTTGTTTGGCGTTCCTGCTCAGACTAGCTATCCACAACAACCGACATGGGACGTGGCACCTGCCCAATTTAGAAGTTTTACGATTGGCACAACACCTACAACAGGCATGAGTAACATGTGGAGCTTCCCATGTGACGTTCAGGCAAAAACTGTTAATGGAGTAAAACTAGCTTCGTGTTACGGTCCTATTATGGAAAGTCCTTGGACAAATGACCACGTCAAACCTGGCCAGGTTGGATTTACACAAGCTGCCGAGGGTGTAACGTATCCAGTTGGCGGAAATGTATCAGCTGTAGATGGTCTGGGAAAAGCCGTATCTAAATCAGGAAAATAATCCGCATAGCCTTAATAAGCTATAATCTAAAACCGGAAGACAGGCTCGCTTCCGGTTTTTCTTGAGTTTGGCATAAAAACCACACAATATATTTGACTACTAATCTCGAGTATGTTACATTAACGTATGACATTAAAGACAACTAAAAGAATCGGAATGTTAGTTGCCCGAAACAATTTCGTATATCGCGGAGTTGGGGCATATGCCAAAAGTATCATCGACTGGGCGCTAGGTGAAGGATACCATATTGATATCATCTCAGATACGGCAGTACGAGATAATGGGCTATTTGATCAATATCAAAATCGTGTACAGTGGATTCAACCAGATAGTTATATCGATGATAAAATCTATAAAGAACTTAGCAGTTTTTCAAAACCGTTTGACACAGCATTGAGTCTTAATTTTAGGAACGCTCTAGTCAAAGCTCTTCGCAAACATACATACGATCTAATCATCACAAACGGTGGTGAATCTTTAGATGCTGTAACTGGCATCGGAGTACACAAATACTGTACGGTGTTACATCCAACGCATCATGAATCAGAAGCAGGTGTTATAGTAAGACACGACATATTTTCTCCGGGAGTAACTGACCACTATCGCGCTCTATGTAACTTACCCGATGTACTGTTAGCATGTCAGAGTTCCTGGATACAGTCTCACGCACAAGCACAATATCCCGATAAGTCCGATGAGTGTTTGATTATTAATCCGCTGGTACCCGAACCGGGCTTATTAAATTTTGCGAATCTTCCCAGTGAGAGATGGGGAGTAGGGTTTATCGGTCCTTGGGAGCCGCGTAAGAATCCCGAAGCTTACATCACAGCGTTAAAAACATCTGGCTTACCTGGAGTTGTATTAGTTCCATCTGAGACCAGTGCTAAGAAGTTTGAGCAGAGATTTAAAGAAGAAAAAATCGACTACAAGATTCATGTAGGCGTAACTGGCGAGGAAAAGACACGCATCATACAGAGTCTAGCAGCAGCATATCATCCCGCAGTAAGCGAAACGTTTGGGCTAGGTGCTTTGGAAACAGCCCACGCTTGCCCAACTATTTTATTAAAGAAAAATGACTGGAGTTATGCCCACGTAGACTATGCTTTATTAGTGGAAGAATCTGGCGTGGCAGATGTGTTGATCGGCGTGTATGGATTAGGTGTAAATGAACATACTCAACAGATACTTCTAAACCGCGATCGTGATATCAAGCAAACATTATCAGATTTGACAGTACGTACTAAACTAGATAAGATACCAAAGAACAACTTTTTTAAAGAATTAGAAGTTACTGGCTTAATTAATCACGAAGAATTTACAAAAAATCAAGCATCTTTTTGTACTGATGAGATTTACAAAATGCTCAAGATTCCCGCAGTTGATACAGTAGAAATATTACATAGTTACGATGAAACTTATTATAGAACTAAAGGCAGTAATCTGCTTCCTGAAGAATCTCAGGCGCCAATTGATACGCTCTTTAGTTTTGAATAGTACACCCCGTAGTCAACTAAATATGGAGTATGTATTACATATATGCTTATCTTGATCCTCGAACAAATTTGCCATTTTATATTGGCAAAGGTAGCAAATATCGCATGAATGATCATATGCGGGAAACTGAATCTCACACTGAAAACAGAAATAAACTTAAAATTTTGCTAGAACTTAAATCTCTAAATCTTTCTCCTGTAATAGAAAAATTAGAAACTGATATACAGGACGAAATAACGGCATACCATCGGGAAGATTATTATATTTTATTGTATGGTAGAAAAGGTATTGAACCATATGGAATCTTAACTAATAAGACAGTAGGTGGCAGAAAACCGCCTACCCCCAATTGGGATGAAGAAAGAAAAGCAAAGCATCGCGCGTGGAATGCCGCATACTGGACAGAAGAACGTAAGAAAAATCATAATCGTACTGGATCTATTCATACAGTATCAGTAACTAATTTAGAAGGTATCAGTAGAAGAATTCTAAAAACGGAATATGATGCCATTGATAAATCAGGGCCAATTGATACTTGGGAATATGTATCAGTATCTTCTAAAGAATCAAAGCGCAGGAAATCTTTAAAAAAATCACCTTAGGACCCATAGCTTATAGTTATGGTGGTGTGGCCGGCTGCTGGCCCGTCTGGAATGGAACGCCAGACTAAAGTGAGCACTATCACGTATGTTTGACTTTATAAGTTATATCATGTACATTACATTTTTAGGAGAAGCAAATGACAACAGACCGTGTTTTTACAGCAGAACAGAAAGCCAAACTTAATCAGATTATCAATGAAGGTATCCAAGTTACATCTGAAATCGAAGCACTGACTGGCGGATTAAATGATGCCATCAAAGCCATCGCGGAAGAGATGGAGTTTAAGCCAAACATTCTCAAGAAGGCTATCAAATTAGCGCATAAGGCAGAGTTTGGAAGAGCACAACAAGATCATGAACTCTTGGAACATATTTTAACCACAGTGGGCAAAACACTTTAATGAGTTACGTCGACGCGCTATACAATAGAGAAAACGACACTATACACGTTGTTGAGCGTGTCGATGGCAAGCGTGTCTATAAAGAATACCCGGTAAATTATACATTCTACTATGATGACCCCAGGGGAAAATTCCGTTCCATTTACGACACGCCTGTAGCAAGATTCTCCACACGTAATAACAAAGAGTTTAGGAAAGAACTACGCATTCATGCTGGAAAGCAGTTATATGAGTCGGACATCAATCCTATATTCCGCTGTTTAGAAGAAAACTACAAAGGCAAGTCTGCGCCAGAACTTCATACAGCCTTTTTTGATATTGAAGTTGACTTCCATAAAGAACGTGGATTCTCTCCCACAAGTGATCCTTTCAACAGCATCACGGCGATTTCTATCTACTTACAGTGGTTAAATCAGTTAGTCACGCTGGCTATACCTCCCTCCCATATGAGTTTAGAAACTGCTCGTGAATTGTCAGCAGATTTTGATAATTGTATGGTATTCGAGAGCGAAGCTGATATGCTCAATGTGTTCCTTGATCTAATAGATGATGCTGACATATTGTCGGGCTGGAACAGCGAAGGATATGATATCCCGTACACTATTAATCGGATTACTCGGGTATTGAGCAAAGATGATACAAGGCGTTTTTGTTTATGGGGACAAACTCCTAAATCTCGAGATTTTGAAAGATTTGGCGCCATCAGTTCTACATATGATATAGTTGGCCGTGTACATATGGACTACATGCAACTTTATCGCAAATATACATATGAAGAACGTCATAGTTACAGTTTAGATGCTATTGCCGAATATGAATTGAATGAACATAAAACTCAATATGAAGGTACCCTTGATCAATTATATAATCAAAACTTTAAAAAGTTTTTAGAATATAACAGACAAGACACATTAATCTTACACAAACTAGATAGCAAATTAAAATTCTTAGACTTAGCTAGCGAACTGGCGCATGATAACACGGTACTATTGCCCACTACTATGGGCGCAGTGGCAGTGACAGAACAGGCCATTATTAACGAGGCTCATGACCGTGGATTAGTGGTGCCGGCAAGACCACAGCGATTAACCGATGATGAAACTGCTGCCGCCGGAGCGTATGTAGCTGTTCCTAAAAAGGGCATGCATCAGTGGGTGGGCGCAGTTGATATTAACAGTCTATATCCCAGTGCGATCCGCGCACTTAACATGGGGATGGAGACTGTTGTAGGGCAGTTGAGACCAACGATGACTGACCGTTACATTGATGATCAAGTCGCGAATCATAAAAAAACTGTATCTACTGCGTGGGAAGGTATCTTTGCCACACTAGAGTATACCGCGGTTATGGAACAGCAGCGTGGTACTGAGATTACAATTGACTGGCAAAACAAAGAAAAATCGGTACACTCTGCTGCTGAAGTATGGCAGATGATCTTTAACAGTAATCGCCCTTGGATGCTGACCGCTAACGGTACTATCGTAACTTATGAACGCAAAGGGGTAGTCCCTGGTCTGCTAGAGAGATGGTATGCTGAACGTAAAGACCTTCAAAAAACAAAAGCTAATTGGGGAAATCTTAGAACTGGGATTACTGTTCCAGAAAGACTACTTGAAAGTTAGCCAAAAAAATTAATTTCAATACCAATGAATAAATAATATTAGTTAACAGGATCTAATATTATGATGGCCAAAGATTTTAAAAAAAAGTACCCAAGGCAATATGAAAAGTTAATGAAATTTTACGGAAAAGAAAATAAAATTTTTGATAAAACAGCTGCAGTCCAAATGTATCTTCGCGGTGAAGGTATACCAAAATGCGATGTATGCGGTGTTATATTAACGATTACAAAATTTTTTAGAAGTAAGCGAGATCATCTTAGATGTAAAAATCATATTAATACTGACGATGTTATTACTAAATCTCAGATAATGTTAGCCGAAACTAAAACCGTTAAAGTCGTAAGTATCCCTGATAGATTTTTAACCAGGACAACACTTATTAGAGTTAAATGTACCATTCATGAAGAATATAATATAAAAATTGGAAGTTTTTTAGATGGTATGCGATGTCAAAAATGCTATCTAGCATCAAAAATTGGTAAGCCGGGGGTGATTCATTCTGTAGAGACACGTAAAAAAATTTCTACGTCAAAGATAGGAAAAACTGTGTCTTTTACAGCTGAATCAAGAGCCGCAAAGATCTTAAATCAAAAGTTAGCATGGGCACGACGCAAACAAGATAAAGAACACTACGCTTCTTATCTAGCTCTGCTTAGTAGCATTAGAAAACAGTATTTAAAAGAGCATAACTATGTATTTCCTAAAGGAAAAAATACTAAATTAGAAATTGACTTTCAAAAATTTTTGGAAGCACATAATATCAATTTTATTAAACAATACTTATTAGGTGGCAAAAAGTTTGACTTTTATCTTTATGATATGCTACTATTAGTGGAAGTTGATGGAGAATACTGGCATAAATTTGAATCCTCAATTAAAAACGACATTAAAAAACACAAAATATGCGCTGAGCATGGAATTCAATTATTAAGAATATCCTCAGATGATTTTAGACCAGAACTTATTTTTGAAACTAAGGAAGTGCAAGATGAAGTCACACGACAAATTTTAGTAAAAAGGGGGATAGATGGATTTTAATAAACTAAATCAAATTTTGGATAAAGGTACGACTGAAGATCTTAACGTTTTTTGCCAAGAACATAGTCTTGAAATACGTGATGGAAAAATATTTCACAAAAACCCAGCGGTGGTTGAACAATCAATCGCTTTTTGGGATAAGAGACAATTGGTTAAGAAGATTAACTTAAATTCGTAAAGACCGCTGCGACCTCCAATGGCAACATTGGTTGAATAACTTCTCTAATTGCTGGAAACTCTGACCATTAAGTTGAAGACAATCAGCAGCCAAGCATCTTATTAAGATGAAGGTTCAACGACTAGTAGTAATACGTAGATCTCAAGTGAGATTGAAACGGGAAGCATCCCTAGTGGATGGTGATATAGTCTGATCCTTAT